TTCTCACCCATGTTTTAAAAATGGATAAAATTTTCTAATAAAAATTACCAATTTGACCATCCCATAATCCCACTATTTTAGGAACATATGAAACACCTTTCCACTTAAATCTTTGATGATTTCACTGTCAGTAAAGTCACTACTATAGCTAGGCTCAACCCTTACCTCCTTGTTGACATGTATCTTTGAATACACTGTAAGGTATTTACTTCCTCCATCATTAGTTATAGTTAAGTGTATCCAATTTGGAAGTTGATAAGGTTCCATACGGTAGCCACGCTCTATCGGGTAGTACACCCTATGGTATGAGTGGTGGTATGTGTTTACACTACTCATTACTTAATGTAACCGTTCCATTGTAATCATGAAGATTATTCATATTCCAAGCACTACTATAATCACCAACTTTCCAGTGCCCATCTAAGCACTTAATAACAAAACCTTTACTATCAGACTGCATTATAGCTATCATACCAGTACTACTTTTCATCAACTTTGGATATGGTTTACTTGCAGTTGGATTATTATTAAATTCACATTTAATACCCATTACTATTCCCCTATTGCAGAACGTGCTTATATTTACGATTAAGGTCTACAGCTACCTCGTTAGCCTCTTCCTTAGTGTATTTTACATCTAGCAGTGCATCACCAAACATCACCCACCAAGCCACACGACAAGGGCTACGTCTTATAATTACCATAAATCCTCCTACTTACTCTCAGAACCATTTACAATAGCGATTAACTCACCTACTGTAACACTCTTAGGATGGTGCTATTCCCATTGAAAATTTCAATAACTAATCTCTGTAGTTTTGTCATACCACCTCCAATTATATGCGTAATAGCCCCTGAGAGTCTCTGAGAGGCTATTGTAAGGCATATCTATGTGTTAGGTAGGCTACCCTACCAATTATGTGTGAATGTGTCAGGAAATGGCTCCCAATACTTTAAACATCTTGGTAAGCCTATCCTCACCAATAATGTCAATAGCTTTTTGTGCAGACTCTTTTGTGTCAAAAGCAGGTGAGATTAAATCCCTTCTGTACTTCCAAGATGGTATTGCAACCTTACCATCATAAAAACAGATATACTCCTTATCGACACCAAAATCCCCACTAACAATGCCATCCATTGTACGCAACAACAACATTGTTCTCAACGCGTCAGAGAAAGATTCAGCTTCTTCCTTAGTTTTAAATAGTGGTAGGTCGTAGTGTGGACATATTTCTACGTTAGCCCAATGTCTCTTAACTACTTCTGTAATACTTGGTAGGTAGTACTCTTCCCCACTATACGGTTTAACTTTAAACCCAAACACACGTTCATTATCTGACGCAATATCTTTCTTCAACGCGTCAACATTAGCTTGAAGCTCTTTAAGTTTAGCTTCCATTTCATTCAATGTTTTAACCTTACCCATAATAGCTCCTTAGAAATTGTTAGGATTAACGTAAGGCACACCTTTAGCAACTTTAGCATACCTTGGTAGTTCATTTGGTTTAGCTAAGTTAACATATACTGGAGGTTTATGTCCAGATTGTAACGCAAACTTAGTTGCATCATTCATACCTTTAATCTTCTTTAGTTGACGTTTAGTCATTACATTTCCTTAGAAATTAGTTGAAAATATTTTGTAGAGATTCATTAAAAAAGTTAGTATATACTAGTATTTACTTAGTATGTTATAGAGATAGTTAGAAGGGTTAGAATGGATTGGAGTAGTAAGAATAGAATAATATACTCTATCTTAACCCACTTCCTACTACAATACAACTTAACATAATACTTATACTCACTATGACAGTGAGCAACTATAGCTAAGGTAACTACTAAGTATACTAATATACTAATCATAATAAGTCCCCTATTTCTTAACGATTAACTTATTACCACATACAGTACAGCGTACCTCTACATGACCATCAGGAGCTTTACCAGTAGTGGTATTACATACACGCATACCATTACCATAAGTTTGGTCTTGTACTTCATGTTTACATTTACATTTAACAATCATAGTTGTTTCCTTATTGCGTCATATAATTGGTGACCCCGACAGGACTTGAACCTGCAATCTCCTAGTTATGAGCTAGTTGCTTTAACCAATTAAGCTAAAGGGCCTAATATGGCACCCAAGATAGGACTTGAACCTATGACCCACGGCTTAGAAGGCCGTTGCTCTATCCAACTGAGCTACTTGAGCATTGTTACTACTTAGCTTCTTTAATAGCTATTCTAAGGGCTTCACTCATTGCTTTAGCTTGAAGTTCTGCACCTTGTTTTGTTAGTTGGATAAAACCACCTTTAAGTGATGCTTTATCAGTACCATCGTTATCCCAAGTGTAACCATAACACATAAACTCACCCTGACAAAGAGAAGTGTAGTAGTACTTATCCCCACGTTTTAATGGACTACTTACAGGTAGTGGGAACTTAACACCACCTAGTTCACACATCACTTGCTTTGTCCTATAACATACATTGCAGTGTATTGTATGCTTTGAACCGGGACTTGAATCTTTACGAGTCCACTTATTATTCCTGTTATCATAAAACTCAACCTTATCCGGCTCAGTAAGGATAAGTAAGGCTAGGAATGTGGCTTCATCTTTCATTCCACTATCAACCATCTGTTTGATAGTAAGCATTTCACTGTTTTCAATAATCATTGTTTAAATTTTCCAATAAAAATGTGTGTATCGACTACTCCATTAATGTGTGGATATTAAGCTGCCTTAAACACTTCATTGACAGTAGACATAATCTCTTCAATAGAGACATTATTCTTTACAGCCTCTTCTAGTTGGCGTTTTAATCCAGCCCTACGATTGTTCCAGTCATAAGCAATGTCAGTCTTAATAGATGGATGGTGAAGGAGTGTATTGAGTTCTAAAGCAATCAGCTTTCTTACCTCAGCACGAAAAGCAATCTTAGCTTTCTTGGTAATGTTCTTCTTGTTGGTTACAGTATAACCATCCCCTTTCTTCTTAACATCGACAGGGGCATATTGCTTAAGGAGCAATCTGGCAGCATTACACCAGTGAGTGTTACGTTTGTACGCATTGAGGAAGAATTGAATATCCTCTGGATTGCATGAACGCCCTACTTCACCACCAATATTCCAATACTCCAGCAATACCAATTCAAATTGGCGTACAGCTTCACGACTTGCGTTCTTTAGGTTGTTTGCGCTCAATACAATAGATTGTTGGCGCTTGTTCAGTTTGATATTAGTCATAACTTTTCCTTACTTAATTACCAGTTGTACAAAGTAAATAGCCCTAACATTAAGACTATTTAGTTTGTATTGTCTGACTACCCTCTACCTTCCACCCTCACATGGTTGAGATTGTAAACCAAATCCCATGCTTAGTGTCAGACAATACTGGCATGATAGGCTTAGATTAAGTAGCTCCATTAGAGGGAATAGTTCACTACCTACCAATAGATTGACGCTGTAAACAATACAATTAATTGTTTGCTACGTTGTCGCCCCTAGTAGATATAGAACGCAACCATAATGGCCTAATCAATCCTATCTCCCGTCACCCTTCACCAATTGCAAGCGATTAACAAGTGTACTTTCTACACTATACGCGATTGGTTAGGTTTTCGCAGGCACCTATTCAATGGAGAAGTGGCTAACGTTATTTCGTACACTAGCAGCTTAGCTACTAGCCCCCCATCTATTCAGTGTCCTGTCAGAGAAGTGGCAATCATGGCCTGTCGCTAGTCTCTGTCCTAGCTTGTGGGAGTAACTATAACACTGTCGCTTCCCACTGACAATAGTGATTCAGTTTTTAGTTTTGGTTTAAGTTGAAACCTACGGGGTACTGAAACCCCAACCAATAGTACAACAACCTTTACTATTTGTCAACCTTTAGTTTCAGTTTAGGTAACTGTAGGAGAGTATCTTAACTCCACACCTCCCTATAGTAACAGCTATAGGACTATTGTCAACCTTTATTTTAATAGGCAGTTGATACCTACAATCCATTACAGCTTACAACAACTTCTACCGCTTGTCAAGCCCTCTCGTATTGTGTGATTAGGTCAACCCATAAGGTATAATTCCGATAGATGGCTTAGGCTGCTAACGCTTGCGCTGACCCCTATTTAAGTGGAGTTTCACCACTACCATCTACTCACATAAGACTGCTTGGGCATAGATAAGAGGATTAACATTTCCCCCTACCCATGACTAAACATCCTATACTAACATTTAACTAGTGTCAATACCCTGCCCACTCTTTCATCGCGTTGAAGTCAGAGAAGGTAATAACCCTTTCCACCCATTCACCTGATGGAATTCCATAGCCATCATTACATACTACCTCAAACTTGTCAATACCCATTTCAACGCAATAGATAAACCAGTCATGTAGCTTTGCCCATTTAACTTGTTCGCTTGTCATATCACTTGCCCCTTGCAGTTAACCTTTTACGCTTGTTTTTACGCTTGGGTCTCCCCCCAAACAGCTCTATTCTATCCCACATTCAACGCCCCTATACATAAAAGTGATTGTGTGTCCGAATATGTGATATATTAAAACACGGTTTGCATGGGGTGTCAATAGGGGCAATAGAAAAAGTTTGAAATTCTCGCCAAAGGCGTAGAAAAACAATATAAACCCCAATCAAAACAAAGGGTTATGTGTATAGTGAATGTGAAAGTAGTCTCATGAACGCAGTGAATGTAAATATCAACCATTCTCATTAGTATTCTCATGACCGAAGGGAATGTTAAATACAAATGATTCTCATTCAAAGTGTTAGGGGGAGGAAGGGGGTTAGGGGGTAGCTGTGATATGTTACATTACACCTAAATATTTTCTAACAAAAATTATGCCAACAGGGAAAGAGGTAGATAGTAAATAATTTCTCGTGAACGAAGTGAACGTTTATATAAACTAGGAGACATATGTCAAAGATAACATTAAAAGATATTAGGTCAGGTTATGACTTAAGTGGAATAAATAATAATTTTCAGTTATTGGAGGAGGAACTTAACTCTAAGGTAATGTATAGGGATAATCCTATTGGAGAACCTAACCATTCCAATAATGATATTGATTTGAATAGTAATGATTTATTGAATGTTAATGAAATAAATGTAACAACATTACGCATTCAAGGAGATGAGGTAATACCTAACGACTTAGTAGTAGCTAATATTACAGAAGTTAGTGTTGATAGCTTTAGTGATATGTTAGCTTATAACTATATAGATAACTCCGGTATTAAAACTATAACATATCATAGAGACTATACTTCTAGTGATGTAGGTGTTCATAGTGAAGTGTATTTTGTTACAGGTAATAGTGGTACAGGACCATCAGGATTACCGGGGGATGATATTGTATATGCGTCAGATGGTACTGAACTTGCACTAAACCCTGACAGTATTGCGGAACATGAAGCTGCATCAGACCCCCACCCACAATACCTACTCCCCTCTGAACTGCCCTCCTCAACAACTGTATGGTTTACAGATAATGACTCAGCGTTAAAGTCAGGATATGACACTGTTACATTTAGTAGATCTACTGAAGCTGAATCTACAGCAGTTGTTACTTGTACTGTGGCAGGTGCTCCGGTATTAGTTGGGCAATGGGCTAGGGAGGCAGCACTTACATCTGATATTACTGTTGGCGATACTAACACACGTTATACATTAGATATGGTATCCTCTACTGACAATGTTACAGTATATGTCACTGCTGCGGTATTACACACAGATGATACTGAAACATCACTAGGTACATCTAATTTAGTTAGTGTTGGTACTACTAGATCTAACATTGTACTGAGTAAGGATATTGTTGGAGGAGCGTCTGGTGTTGCTGGTGATGTGATTATCACCCGTATTTACGCGTATAAGACAACTACTGGACTTAACCCAACCCTTACATTTTATATGGAAGGTAGTACAGAAAGTAGAGCTATTACAATTAGCCAATCGGTAGTAGATATTGGTGTATCTAGTTTTAATGGACGTACTGGTGATGTAGTACCAGAAGATGGTGACTATGATGATTTCTACTATACTGAGACTGAAGTAGATAACCTACTTTCTGGAAAACTATCAAACCTTGTGGAAGACCTTACACCACAATTAGGTGGGAACTTAGATGTATTAGATAATACAATATCATCATCATCTGGGGATTATGTTTATATATACCGTCCTTACGCTACAGGTGCGTTATTCACACAAACTATAGATCCACTTACTTATGATTTAACAGTAAATGCCAACAGAATAGTTATTGATGGGGATTCTGAGTCTGGATTAATAGGTGATAGTTATGTAAGGAGTGTACAATTAACTGGTGGTACTTCTGGGGCATCCTTACAACTTATTAAAGATGTGTCTGACGTTACAACATATAATGTACAGCTTACATATAACTATATTGTTGATTCCTTAACACTGTCATCAGGTAGTAGTAGTACAACACCATTTAACATACTTATGCCTACAACATTTGATGATGATGTAACTGTAGGTGAGGTTGTATACCCATCTACTGCGCCATCTGTAGAATCTGTATTAAAATGTGGTAGTGATGGAATAGCTTATTGGGAAGCTGTATAATTTAATAAGAGGGTAGAATGAGTAAAATAGAATTCTCAACTATCAGTAATAATAACGATCTTAATGTAATGAATGATAATTTTGATCTTATTGCTGAAGCATTAAATGGGAGTGTATTGTATAGAGGTAATCCAAGTGGTGAACCCAATACAATGGGAAACGATTTGGATATGAATGGGGAGGACATCCTTAACGCAGATACAGTATCAGCTCGTAGGTTAAAATTAAATGGGAGGTATATAAGTCCATCCACAGAATTTGTAGATTCTGAAGAAGTTTATATCCAAAGTGTTGCGATAAGTAATAATACAACTGTTGATGATGTATCACTACTTAATGCTGGTACATTCACTGGCCAACATTATTTTTATGACTTATCAGATGAAATTACATACAAATCTCTAGAAGGTGTAAGTGCTACTGTTACATCTATAAGTGCTGAAGTTAATGGTGTTGTAACATTGACAGATAGTGGTGGTGGTACGCATGAGATATACAATATCTCTGTATTTGAAGATGGTGTAGTACATTCAATAGCACAACTACAACTTATAACTCCTATTAAAGAGGGGCAGGTTGCCACTCTATCACTAGGTGGTCGCTCTGGCCAGTTTGTGTGGACTTTGGGTGATTTTACAACAGAGGTAGCTGTCGATACTCAGCAGGGTATTTATATCGCGTCTGCGAGCGTGGCGGTGACTGTTGGGTGTTGGGTGCGTCAGATTGAAGGCTGGGATGGTACAGCCTCTCCAAAAGTTCACACCGGATGGTTTGGTGCTGTTGGTAGTGGGTCAGCTACGGCATCTACAGATAAACTTGCCTTTCAGTGTGCTTTTAATTTATCTACAGATATTGTGGTCGATCCCTGTATTACTTACTATTTACTTGGCGGTCTTACAACTCAGGATAAGACAACGATTACTGGCTATAGAAAATGGAAATATACTTGTTCAGACCTTGCATCGTTCACAGGACTTAATGGTATTGCCTACGATACGTCCGAAGCGACATTTATCAAATTCGGGAAGTATTGTCGATTTTTCCATACATCTTGGTTTGGAAATGGCAAGTCAGTTAACTTTCTTCCTGACTCCACCTGTTATGCTCCGTATTTGTTTATGACCAGTATCTATGGATTTAGTAATGGCCTTGGTTCTCTTAGTACACTTGGCGGCGTTGAGTCATTATTATGTCACTTTGCTAGTAATGCCCAGGGTATAACTGGTTTGGTGGACTCAAAAGTATCTTTTTGTACGATAAATGCCAATACATATGATGGGATACGTATTACGGCTGGAGCCAATGATTCAACTTACACTAGTAATAAAATTGAGTGGAATGGCGAGCGTGGTGTTAACGCGTATGGCAATGCTGCAAGCAACCAGATTATAGGTGGAGTTATTGACCGTAACGGGTATGGTGGTCTACTTGTTGGAGGTGACGCTGGTCTGATTGTAAACGCTACAAAATTCAGGCGAAACGGTCGTCTAGCTGAATTGTTGCCAGCGCAAGATGCTCATATTGAAATGACCGGAGGTGATAATCCTAACTTCCAACTAATTGGCATCGACACTGCAATTGGCGCTGATGATAACGGAGGGAACTACCTGTCACCTGCTTCTGTAATTGCTTGTGATAATAGCCCATCAACAATAGGGTGCATCAGTTCATCTGAATTAACAGGATCTACGGCTAATGTCGTCTATACAACTGGTGGCGGGTCGCTTACCGTGGATAGAATGATTGGTTGTGATGTGGCAGGTCTTGTATTGAAAGCTGGGTCTGGTTCTCTCACTATTAACGAAGCTGTTGGAAATAAAGGGTATAAGAATTACGGCGAAGTCTACGATAGAATTAACACAGGTTCATACACTGGCACAGATGACACTGTCTTTACCGTCAACGCAATATCCACATACTCAAGAGCTTCATACCAACTTGATGTTGTAACCAGAAATGTCTCAGCAGGTTATACATATATACAACGAACTATAATTGTAGCAAGACGTGAAGGCGGTGACGCAACCGCTATCGAGCTCCCTGTTGCAGCTACAACATCAGGAAATGAACCAGTAATTACTTATGCGTTCAGCACTGATGGAGGTCAACTGACAGTTACACTCGATAGCGGGGTTAATACATATAGCTCTAATGTAACGCTAACACGATTGAGTTGATTAGCGCCTAATCTCAAACAATAACCTATAAGGATAATTGCGTGTTGGCCCATTACTGGGCCTTCACCTATTTGGAGGTGATATGCCAGTAAATAAGGTTAAAGGTGGTTGAAGGTGGAGTAAGAGTGGTAAAATCTACCCAACAAGAAAACAAGCTGAGAAGCAAGGAAAAGCTATTTACGCTAGTGGATATAAAAAGAAATAGGTAACTATATGAAGATAGATAAAAGTAGATTAAAGGATGTTATGGGGCGTCCTATGACACAATCATTGTTTCTTGAAGTGAACTATGATAAAGATACTGCTGTTTACACAATGAAGGATGAGGACTATGAGTATGAAGGTAAAGTATACCCATCATTAAAAAGACTTTATCTGGAAGCTTGTGACCCAACAGAGTATCAATTCGCTATTACGTATTTATGTGGGTGGGACCATTGGAAACGTATAACTAACAATAAACTCTTTAAGAATATGGTTGATAAGTGGAGAGATGAGTTAGAAGTTAAGATGGTAAGTGATATGGTAGGTTGTGCATTAGGTATGGCCTTTGATGAAAATAAGCCTAACATGGTTGCTGTAAAATATATTACAGGAAAGGAATGGTGCAAGCGTGGAGCTGGACGTCCAACTAAACAGGATGTAGAGAAAGAACTTAAGATTAGGGCTGCCATCGAAGATGAGTATGGCGCTGATATTGCTCGTATGGAGAATTATAGATAATGAGTTGGGAAGAACAGGCTAAATTTAAATTAGATAATATGCCTGAATCTGCCAAGGAAATTAGAAAGCTGGCTTTAGATGATTTACATTATTTCGCACAATTGGTAAACCCACACAGGGTGTATGGAGAAGTTCATAAAGATGTATTTAAATGGTTACAAAGTAATAATAATACTAACCAATTACTACTTCTACCTCGTGCGCATATGAAGAGTCATTGCGTTGCTGTATGGTGTGCTTGGTATATTACAAAATATCCAGAAACTACAATTTTGTATATCTCGGCTACTGCTGAGTTGGCAGAAAAGCAACTATATGATATTAAAAATATACTTACATCTAAAGTTTATACACGATATTTTCCTGACATGATTCATCCAGAAGAAGGTAAGAGGGAGAAGTGGTCAGTTAGTAAGATGGCTGTAGACCACCCAAAACGTAAACAAGAAGGTATTCGTGATTGGACTATCTCTACTGCTGGCCTTACAACTAACACGACAGGGTGGCACGCTGATGTAATTGTAGCAGATGACGTTGTTGTACCCGATAACGCTTATACAGAGGATGGAAGGAAGAAGGTTACTGATGCTATGTCACAGATGGCCTCTATTCGCGTAGCAGAGGGTTTTACTAAAGCTTGTGGTACTAGGTATCATCCAGCCGATATTTACGATGTATGGAAGCGACAGAAGGCTTACGTCTATACTGATGATGGTGATATAGAAAAGGAAATTCCTATTTGGGATATTAAAGAACATGTAGTAGAGGAAGATGGTACATTCCTATGGGATAGAACTACTAGGGCAGATGGTAAATCATTTGGCTTTAATAGAAACATCTTAGCTAGGATTAAAGCTGAGTATGAAGATACAACACAATTCTACGCACAATATTACAATGACCCTAACGACCCAACCTCTAATCGTGTTGATAGAGGTAAGTTCCAATATTATGATAGAAAGTTTATAGAGCAAAAATCTGGAAAATGGTATTTCAAAGATAAAAGATTAAATGTATACGCAGCTATTGACTTTGCATTCTCATTAAGTAAAAAGGCAGACAGTACAGCTATTGTTGTAATTGGTGTTGATTGTGATGGATTTATTTATATTCTAGATATTGATAGATTTAAGACAGACCAAATCTCTGAGTATTTTAATAGGGTGTCTCAATTACATTCTAAATGGGAATTTAAGAAACTTAGGGCGGAAGTTACTGTAGCACAACAAATTATCGTTAATGACCTTAAAGACCATATTAGGCGTGATGGTATGGTGTTAAGTATTGATGAGCATAGGCCATCAAGACATGAGGGTACTAAGGAAGAGCGTATAGCTGCTGCACTTGAACATAGGTATGAGAATATGTCTGTATGGCATTTTAAAGGTGGTTTTACTCCAGTATTGGAAGAAGAGTTAGTGTTGGCTAGGCCACCACATGACGATGTAAAAGATGCCCTAGCTTGCGCGGTAGAGATTGCTATACGACCTAAAACAAATTCAATTAAAGATTCTTTCATGGACAATGTAATCAGTTTCAATGGAAGGTTTGGAGGTATTAATTAATGTCAATTAAAGTGGCAGAATTACTTAACGTTGAAGATAAGGCCGCACAGATTGTTTACCTGTGGGATAAATTTTATCAACAGAAGAAAACTAAGGTTGGAGAGTGGAAGGAGCTTAGAAACTATATCTTTGCTACTGACACTACAACTACATCTAATAGTAGCCTTCCTTGGAAGAATAAAACTACATTACCTAAACTATGTCAGATTAGAGATAATCTACACAGCAATTACTTATCTTCATTATTTCCTAATGACAATTGGCTTAAATGGCAAGCGTATACACTTGACAGTGCTGATGTAGATAAGGCTAATGCTATTGAAGGTTATATGCTTAATAAAACTAGAGAAGGTGGTTTTAGGCGTATTATGAGTAAGTTGTTATATGACTACATTGACTACGGTAATGCCTTCGCAACTGTTAGCTACGAGAGTACGTCTAAAACGCTTGATAATGGAGAAACTGTACAAGGCTATAGTGGCCCTAAGGTTATCCGTATTTCTCCATTAGATGTTGTGTTTAACCCCTTGGCTGACACATTTGAAGATAGTTTCAAGATTATACGAAGTATTAAGACAATTGGTGAAATTATGAATATGTCTGAGGATGAACCTGATTCATATTTCTATAAAGATGCCCTTAAGAAACGTAAAGAGATTATCCGTAAGTTAGGTAGCTATTCAATTGAAGATAATGACAAAGCAGAAGCATTTACTGCAGATGGTTTTGGTAACCTTAAAGAATACTACATGAGCGACTATGTAGAGATTCTTGAGTTCTTTGGTGATATTAGGGTAGGGGATACCGTAGAGCGTAACAAGATTATCACTGTTATGGATAGGTCTACTGTTGTAAGAGATGGTGACATACCTTCTTGGTTAGGTAGAGCGCCAATATATCATGTTGGATGGAGGTCACGTCCAGATAACTTGTGGTCTATGGGGCCATTAGATAACTTAGTTGGATTGCAATATCGTATCGATCACCTAGAAAACCTTAAAGCTGACGCAATGGATTTAGTTGTTCATCCACCACTAGAGGTTAGAGGTGAGGTAGAACAGTTCAGATGGGGTCCGGGTGAGCTTATCCACACAGATGAGAATGGTGGTGTAAGAGAACTAACATCTGGTATGAATGGTGTTATCTCAGCAGCTAACGAAATTAGCGCCATAGAAGCTCGTATGGAGCAATATGCAGGTGCCCCTAGTGAAGCTATGGGTATTAGGACTCCCGGTGAGAAAACGGCCTTTGAGGTGCAGCAATTGCAGAATAAAGCTGGTCGCATCTTCCAAGAGAAGATTACTAGCTTTGAAACTGAATTGTTGGAGAATTGCCTTAATGCTATGCTAGAAGTAGCTAGACGTAATATGGACACAATTGATGTTGTAGGTGTAATGGATGATGACTATGGTGTACAGAACTTCATCAGTGTAACTAAAGAGGATATTACTGCCCTTGGTAAAATCAGACCAATTGGTGCAAGACATTTTGCAGCACAGGCACAATTAATGCAAAACCTCAATATGTTGATGAGTAGTCCTATGGGACAAACACTCATGCCACATATGAGTAAAAAGGCTCTTTCAGACCTTGTTAGTGATAGCCTAGGGTTAGATAGGTATCAACTATTTAAACCCAATGTAGGTGTGTTTGAGGACGCTGAGACAGCAAGATTAGTGTCACAAGTACAAGAGGACATTCAGGTAGAGCAATCACAGGAGATGGTTCCATGAAAACTACTTGGACTGCTGGAATGAGTGAAGATGACGCAGAAGAGTTCGAGCAACATTTCACTAACGCGTTAAGATTAAGAGAACGTCTTACAGAAATTATTAACAATAAATACAACTCTAACCTCTCTAATACACTAAGTAAGGGTAATTATGAGAATGCTAGTTGGGCTTATGAACAAGCAGATAGTGTAGGGTATATGAGGGCATTAAAAGAGGTTTTAAATTTATTGTAAAATATTTTGTAGAATAACATAAAAAATCTTGGTATATACTATTAGTATATATATTAGTATTAAGTTAGGGGTGTTAGAATTACTACCACTCCTAACTAACTTAAATAAATTAATAAGGAATAAGTAATGACTGACCAGTCACTATTTGAAGAAAATAATGAGGCGTCTACCCAGACACAAACAATTCAATCTGATGACAGTTTTGCAGACTTGCTAGCTAGCATTAAGAATGAGAAAGGTGACCAGAAATACGACTCACTGCCTAAGGCACTTGAAGGGTTGCGTAACGCTCAAGAATACATCCCACAACTGAAAGGTGAACTTTCTAGTAAGGATGAAGAAATCAATAATCTGCGTGAACAACTTCTTAAAATGAAAACTGTTGAGGAAACTATTGAAGGTCTAAAGAACTCACAAGAGCAACAAGGAACACCATCCAAAGTAGGTCTTGGTGAGGAAGATGTAACAGCGTTATTGGAGCGTATGCTATCAACTAAAGAGATTGAGAGTAAGCGTAAAACCAATATTAACACTGTCACTCAAACTATGAAGGAGAAGTTCGGTGATAAAGCTGAAGAGGTGTTTTACTCTAAGGCATCTGAACTGGGATTAACTAAAGAGATGTTTAACACTCTTGCGTCAGAAAGCCCTAAAGCTGTCTTGACAATGTTTGAAACCACTCCATCTAAGGTGAATATCACCACATCAAGTCATAATACAACTTCCATGTATAGCGATGACAGAGAATATCAACCTGTTCAAAAGTCAGAAAAGTCTGTATTGTTTGGAGCAACATCTAAAGAATTAGCTGAAGAGATGCGTAAACATCAGGAAGCTGTATTTAAGAAATATAATATTACATAAGGATGGTTAAATGCAATTAACTTCTAATACTCGTGCGTTTATTGAGGCAGAGCAATATAGCTCATTCATCCTCACTAACCTGCATGACGGCCTCTTGCCAGAAACATTCTATCGAAACGTATCTGATTTCGGATCTGGCGAAACACTTCACATCAAAACTATTGGTGCTGCCACACTTCAAGAGCTATCTGAAGATACCCCATTCACTTACAACCCAATTGATACTGGTGAGGTAACTCTTAGTATCACTGACTATGTAGGTGATGCTTGGTACGTTAACTAAGTAGCGTACGTTAAACTTTGGTAAATAACGTGGAGGCTAACGCTAACACGAGGGAAAACAGACGGATATACAGGACAGTAGTCTAATGAAAAATGTCAAATATTACGCAGGTCTATTCGATGCTGATGGCAGTTTCGATATATGGCCAATAAAAAGAGAGAATGGTTCTTATTACATAAACATTAAAGCAACACTTTACCAGAAACACACTGAGGTGTTTGAGGAGCTCACGAGAGAGTATTCTGTTGAGGTTAAAGAAGGTAAAGGGTGTTCATACATCTCTCTGCATGGCACCAAAGCTGAAATGTTTATGAATATTATTAAGAGACACCTTGTTATAAAAAGACAAGTAGTAGATTTACTATTGTCACTGAAAGGTACAACAGTTGATGACATTAAGAAGGTTAGATGTCAAATACAAGATGCTAGAAAAGAGAAATCACCAGAAAAGAACTACCCATCAAGGCAATGGATGGCTGGATACATAGATGGTGATGGATGTCTATACTCCTCCTTTAGGAAAAAAGATGGAAATATAGAATTCAAACTAGCTGTTGTTAGCCATTACACACAAGAGGCAGGACTTCTACTAATGAAGAAAGCTTTTGGTGGTTATATAACTAAACAAGGTGATGTATGTAAATGGAATCTATCTTTAAGCGTAAATAAAGGTAAGCAGGTTTTAGGCTTCTTTAAGAAACATCTTAAAATTAAGCAGGAACAAGCAGACCTAATTCTTGATTGTTTGAATACTGGTAAGCATTTCAGAAGAAATGGAGCTAGTTATGAAGGGAATAGTGATATTCACTTGCAATTAAAAGAATTGAAGTTACCCGCAACGACTAAATCCAAAAGCCCTACGGGGATGTTATAGTCTGATATACTGAAATGTATAAATGTACAGATAAGCTACGTCAAGATGGTGCTCAAGTAGAATCCCTCATGGCTCAGCGCTCTGCTGAAGCTACCCGTGCTATCCAAGAGAACTTTGAGACACGGTTCTTGGAAGTATGTAACACCTCCCAAACTGATGCAGACCCTAACGAAGTAAATGGTTTTGCACACCGTATTGCCTCTACTGTTGCTACTGTTGGTAGTGAAAATACACTGAACCTAGCTGACCTGATTAAGATGAAGGTAGCTTTTGATAAAGCTAACGTACCTTATGCTGGCCGTGTAGCTATCCTTGATCCTGTATGTGGTGGTACATTGGATGGCAAAGTTAGTATCTCCAACGATGTTGGTGAGTTTGCTAAGACTATCTTGAGTAATGGTTTCGAGCGTGATCACCAATTCCTGTACAACTTCTATGGCTGGAATATCATCACCTCTAACCGTCTGGATAAAGGTGACTTTAGTGATGGCACTACTGCTGTTACTGATGCAGTAGCTAACGTGTTTATGTCCGTACTCGATGACAACACTAAACCTATTATGGCTGCATGGCGTCAAATGCCTAGTGTTGAAGGGGAACGTAATAAAGACTATAAACGTGATGAGTTTGTTACTTCCGCTCGCTGGGGCTTTGGCCCTCAACGTGTTGATACTCTTGGTATCTACATCACTTCAGCTACTAAATTTTAAGGAGTAGTTTATGAGTTTTTCTGAAGCCCCATTGCGTGGGGTTAGTGTGCAATACGGCGCTCGTAAAGTAGATCGTACTATTGGCATTAAACGTACTTCTGGTACGCGAGTTGAATACATCATCGAACTAGATGGTGAATTTGTAGGTGATGGCTTCGAGGTTGCACCAGTAGTTATCCCAGCAGGTAGTAAGCCAATTGAGGTACTGCTGAAGGTTGATGAAGTATTCGACCTTGGTGGCACCACTCCAACCATTCTGGTTGGTACTAATGGTACAGAGGTAACTAATGGCCTGGTTGTTAGTGAGGCGCAAGCTGAAGCTACTGGTTTGTATGACCTCACCTCTACACTGACTGGTACTTGGGCTGATGTACTTGCAGCTAACACTACTATTGGTGTTACTCTTGGTGGTACTACACCAACGTCAGATGCTACAACTGGTAAGGCAACTCTTGTTGTTACCTGTGTAAAAGCTAATTAATATTGAGCGGGGGTGGTCTTATGGCCCCTCCGCTTTTTTGTTTGTGGAGATTATATGGCAGATATTCAACATAAGGATATTACTGAGGGTCAACTACATGAACCTAAAGGTGTGTCAACCGCAGTGCAAGGTACAACTTATGTAGCAGATGGCATTGGTAGCGGTAGTTGGGCTGTACCAAAGATAAGTGGGCAATCAAGCGCAGCAATTGGTACTATCCCATACTCAACTGGTGGTGGTAACTTATCTTGGGATATTGTCCAGATAAGCGGGCAAGATACAGCAACATTGAACCAAGTACCTTATTCTGATGGCAGTGGTGATATTACTTGGGCTAGTATAAAAACAACATCTGGTGTAATGGATATTACAAACAATGCTACAAGCGTTGGCATTACAGCAGCAGTAACAACTGACCTTTCAAGTAATTCTGACTATTCTAAAATATTGTACTACGCGTTAGATAGCGGTATCAGTAATGATTTATCATTTGATTCAACTAATAAAGGGCTTATTGCCTCCAGTGATGGCACTTGGAAAGTTAGTGGTTATGTAACAGTTTCACACTCTGTAGCACTTACTGAAGTTGGTATTAAGATTGCTGTTGATGACTCACTACAAGCTAAGAGGTGTGTAGGTGTTGTATCTAATGCAAGTGGGCTTACTACTATTCCAGTTAGTCAGAATTTAACACTTAGCTCTGACGATGTTGTTAGTATTTATATGGCTTCTACCAACACTGGTAATATAACTATTGTTGATAGTAGCGTTAGTTTAGAGTTGATTAAGGAATTATAATATGAAGATGACGCTACTAAACATGGTACAAGATATTCTTAATGATATGGATAGTGATGAGGTAAACTCAGTTAATGACACTATCGAATCTATGCAAGTAGCTCAAATCATTAAGACAACTTATTATGAAATGCTTGGCAGTAGGAATTGGCCACACCTTAAAAAATTAATTCAACTTCAAGCGTCAACTGATGGTGATAAACCTACTAAGATGAGACTTGGTGAGAATGTAAAGGAATTACTGTTTGTTAAGTATGATAAGAGGGGATTGACAAATGAGGATAATCCCTTTGATGATGATGCTAGTATTAGGAGAATGTACAGAGATGTGCAATACCTAACTCCAGAGGAGTTCTTAAACTTAACTAATTCTAGAGACAACTCTAAAGAAAACTTCCTCATGGTTCAGGAAGATTTTGTTGAGTTGATAATCCAAACAGATAAAGCCCCACAATACTATACCACTTTTGATGATGAGTACCTATTCTTTGACTCTTATGACTCCCAAGTAGATGATACACTACAATCCAGTAAGACGCAGGTAATGGCGTATGTGGAACCATCATGGCGTCCTATTGATACCTTCGTGCCATTCTTACCATCAGAGGCATTTCCAGCGCTATTAGCTGAGGCTAAATCTACTTGTTTCCTAGTGTTAAAACAAATGCAAAATGCTAAAGCTGAACAACAATCTAGACGCCAACAACAATGGCTATCTCGTAAGGCTTGGAAAGTAAGTGATGAGCCAGTATACCCATCATATGGTAGGAATTCTATTAAAGGTGGAGGAAGTTGGAAATTTAATAAGGGTAGGTGATGGAGTATAAAGAATATATTTTAGAGCAAAGTCCACTAAGATTCGTAACAGTTAAGTATAATGGTAGAGGTACAGTACACCTAAATCTTCGAGGGAAGTATTCTAACTACAGTGAAGCTATTAGGGCTATTGATAGAGTTAATAAACCTAAGAGGGTTAGGAAGAATGGCAAGACAAAAGCAAGTAGTTGAGTTTAACCAAGCTGTACAAGGCATAGTTACAGAAGCAAGCCCATTAAACTTCCCACCTATGGCATCAAGAGATGAATCTAACTTCATACTGAATAAGGATGGAAGTAGGAATAGACGCTATGGCATAGATAAGTCCACAGAGTATGGTGAGATAGATATTGCATCGACTGATGGAATTTATGATAGAAGCCCAACAACAGCTACATGGAGCAATGTTGGAGGTAAACAAGGGTTAAATTACTCATGTATATCTTTAGGTAATGTAATCTATATATTTGATTCATTCTCATTAGATTATATTGATAGTATAGAGTTAACCTCAAGCACTTTAAATAAAGTTAGTATGACATCAGTTGATGGTTATTTAATCATTGCTGATGGCAGTAAAAGTGTTAAGATCCTGTACACAGACGATGATGGAAATATTACAGAAACAAGTAAAACACTTAAAGTCCGTGATACATTTGGTGTTGAGTCAATATGTACAGTTGATGGAGAACTTGTAGATGTAAATAGCCCTGAGTATGTTGATAGGTGGTTAGACCCTTACAATATTCTAAGTGAAGAAGATAAAGTAAGTGATAGATTTGGAGCACCTACTTTAACAGGTGGTAAGCATTTATATAACATTAGGAACCAAGGTTTCAATAGGTTGTTTAATGGTGTAGACCCACTTATCTATTTACACGAAGGTAATAAATATTGGACTAGTGGCCCAACATACTTAACTATACCATCTAACTCAGCTACATTCCCTGAAGAGAGTACGGCTGATATAAAAGATGATAGTAACAATAACGACCTAATAGTGTTCTATAGGAAGAATGAGATAGCTAAGGAGGCTGCCGCTAAAGGTGCATTCATTATTGACCTGTTAGATAGGGGTAGTAGTAGAGAAAGCTCTTATTACAATTGTAGTGCTGCAAGAACCACACCATACATAAAAACATCTCCATTTAGTTTGCCTATAACATTACCAAAAGATTATTCCACATCAGGTCCATTGGTTGTAGGTCAATACGCTGGTAGAGTATTCTATGCTGGGTTTACGGATGAAGTTGTTGACGGTGATAGTAGAAGCCCTAAACTGTCATCTTATGTGGCGTACTCACAAGTTATTAATAGCCTAGATGATATTAATAGATGTTATGCGTCAGGTGATCCAACAAACACAGCTACAGGTGACCTACTAGATACTGATGGTGGACTAATAAGGATTGGTGGTGCTAGGAGAATACTTAACCTTGTTAGTGTATCTAATGTACTGCTAGTATTCTGTGAAAATGGTGTATGGAGTATTAGTGGTGGCTCTGACTCAAACTTTACAGCAACCACTAACTTCGTAAGTAAGGTTACAGATAGGGGTGCAATATCACAAGAGTCTATAGTAGAGGTTGATGGTAATGTAATGTACTGGGCTGAGGATGGTATATATGTCATAAGTATAAATCAATCCTCTGGAATATCCTCACAGAATATCACTACCAATACAATTCAAAGACTGTATGATGAAATACCATATGAACATAAAGAGGATTGTGTTGGGATATATGATGGTTTTGAAAGGAAGGTACATTGGGTATATGGTATTAACATAAACCTCTTATCTACAACAACAACTAAAGAACTTATATTTGATGCTACATCTGGTGCGTTCTCTAAGTACGAAATAAGTAATCCTGACGCCATAGAAAATGTCCCAAGAGTGTTGGGCATGATTAGTAAGGAACCTTATAAGTTAAGTTCAACTACAGGTAATGTTGTTGTAGGTAGTGATAATGTTGTGGCTGATACATCAAATGTAGTGTCAAGTTCCCTGTCCAAAGATTATTCCACAAGGGAAACTGTTTATGTAACTGTATCAGGTGATAAAGAAGATAATATTATTAATAAGATGTTCTTTTCTAAGTATACAGATACAGGATTCATTGATTGGAATTATACTGGGTTAGGTAATGATGCAGAGGCTTACCTGTTAACTTCATTTTATAGTGCTGGTGACAATATAAGGCAGAAGCAAGCTCCGCACATAATGACGTATTTCAATATTACTGAGAAGTTCTATGGTGATGATGAAGTAGATACCTACATCTATAATGAATCCTCTTGCTTAATTCAATCTCAATGGGATTTTACATATTCAATTAAGAGTAATAAGTGGGGTAGAGAGTTTCAAGCGTATAGATTAAAGAGGTTCGCATTTCCTGAGAACCCTATTTCCACATATGCTGAGGCTTCAGGTATGGATAAACTATACACTAAGAATAAACTTAGAGGTTGTGGAAAATCTTTATCACTTAAGTTTAGCACTGAAGCTGGTAAAGATTTACAGTTATTAGGTTGGGCTTTGGAATTTGATGGAAGTTCAAATGTCTGATATTTATTTAGCTTATGAGGATGATATAATTAAGTATTGTATGGAAAAGTATGATGGTGATTGGTATTTACATTGTGATTTAAAATCTAAGTGTAAGTCAGCTATCATACACTCCTGTGCAGTATTTAAGCACCTCAGTGATGAGTGCATTAATAGGGGTGTAGGTAAAATATATGCTTACACCCCATCTATACATTTTGCAGAATTAAATGGATTCAAATTATTAAGAAGATTTGAGTTTGAAGGTAAAGAGTGGGGGCATATGTTATGGCAACAGGGTTAGCTATTATATCGTTGGCATCGACAGCATATAGTATAAATGAGAGTGAAAAGCAGAAAAGAATACAAAGTAAGGCTAGGAAGGAGCAGACTAAAATACAGACATTAGAGGATGCTAGAAAAAGGAGAATGGCTGTTAGGGAAGCTAGGATTAGGGGAGCTGCGATAGAGCAGGCATCAGTGTATGGCGGTACTGAAGGTAGTACATCAGAAGGTCAAGCTCTAGGGTCAATTACACAACAACTGCAATCTAACTTATCCTTCTTAGGTGAGACGGCATCTAGCGCACAAAGAATTTCTGGCTATAATGAGCAAATTGCAAGTAGTCAAACTAGGCAGATGTACAGTCAAGGTGTAGGTCAATTGGCTGGAAGTATTTTCAACCAGATTGGTGGGTGGGATAGTGTATTCAGTGAACAAACTACACAACAACCAGTACCTACTTGGAGTATGTCACCACCATCATCTAGTGTACCTACATTTGGGGGAACAAGGTAAATGCCAATAACAACAACACAAACTAGAACTACATCAACTGTTAGTGGTAATATGTATGAAGATAGTATACTATCTTCATATGCCAGAGACACTCAAGTAGTTAGAGAGGAAGGTGCTTTAGCAATTGCTAACGGTGTAGATTTAGCTAGTGCTGTTGCAACAACATCTTCTAAAGGTAGTGAACAGATTCAACATGAAAGGGGGGAGGCGTTAGTACAGGATGTTAACGATACTATTGTACAACATCTAGAGATTACCCCATCTGAAAGACAAGATATTATTAGAGAGATTGTTGGCATAGCCCCAGACTTACAAGCTAAGGCATTGGAAATGTCTGATACATTAGTTGGTAAGTATATGGCATATCTGAGAGGATTTCCAAACTCTGCGTATGCAACTGATGAAGAGATTGGCTCTGCAGCAGTAGACCTAGCCACTACCTATATGTTACAACAAAGTATGGATGACTATGGATTCTCCGATGCACTGTTGGATTTCGCAGGTATGGTAATTGTACCAGATGATGCACTTAATATGGGTGTAACAGTTGGTGAAGTTGAGGGCAATAGGCAAGACTTTTCTAACTTTATAGATAGTGTTGAGGGTCAAATAAATCTTAGTAATTTCCGTAATAGTTTAAGCGTAGGCGATAGAGCTTATTTTGACGCTACAGTATTGCTGCCAGCTATTAACAAAAGTGATTCTGATAACTACCTACAACAACTAGATCAACTACAACGTATTATTAGCACAGACCCAGAAAGTGAGGCAGTATGGCAAACAGCAGAGAAGCTAGGTATTGTAGCCACAACTTTAGGTATTGGTAGAAAGATTTTAAATGCTGGTAAAGGTTTAAGTACACTTAGGAACTTAGCAAAGGTTAAGCACCCAGAGGTCGTAGGAGCCTTATCTGAGGCAGTTAAGAATAACCCTAAGGTAGGTAAGGATGTAGGTGTTTCTGTTGGAGATGCAGCCACTACAGGGCTTCCTGTGAAGGATATTGGTAAGGTGTTTAAAGGTATGCCAGAGGGTGCTCAGAAAGAGTATAGAGCTGTGATGGAAGGTGTATCAGAAGCACTTGGACGTATGGATAACATCTACTCATACACAATATCGCCAGATGAGGTTGACCTTAAAAATCTAATGGTTAAGTTCAAAAACAATCTTGGGAAGGATGTTGATATTGAAGATATTAACATTGTTAAAGGACTTGAAGACTACCAGATTAATTACAAGATTAATAAAGGTGGTAAGGTTGAAGAGCAATCATACACTCAAGAGTTTGTATCTGATGATTTAGGTAGGATGAATATCACTAAAGGGAGTTTGACTAAGGCAGCTATTAGAGGGGCACTATCACCTAACTTCCTACTAACTGGTGATAGAGAGTTGTTTGTACAAGCTGCTGAAGCCTCACTATTCTCTAGCTCACGCATTCTTAAATCCTACTCTGCTGCTGTTGACAGTGCGTTAAAACCAATTAAAGGTAGTAAGGCCAGTCTTAAAAAGTTAGATATGCTTATGAGGGAAGTAGATGGCAAGGATATTGATGTATCTTATCAAGCGTTAGTACATGATGGTATTGGTGGTATTAAACTTTCTGATAAGGAGTATGCTGCATTTGCTGGTATTAGGCGCACACTAGATGATGGGCATAAACTTAATGACCTCAACCTAGCTAGATATTTACAACTGTCAGGTGCTAAGAAGGTAAGCATTGGTGACGATGTACATTATGCTAAAACTTATAATGATAGTGCGGATGGTTATAGAGCTTTTGTATTGGATGGTGGTAGTAAGAAGATAAGTATATTCAATGAGGATGGCACACTAGATTTTATAGAAGAGGTCAGTAAGAAAGATATTGACGATATGTACGCCAAAGGGTACGTCATTACAGGAAGTAGGGCTAACAGTGAGTTAGGTTGGTTTAATGGTAGTGATGGCATGACCAAGTACGCTCTAGTGCATAAAAGAGGTATTAGTGATATTCCTAATGAGGGTGTTTTAGGTAAGGTTCCAAACTACCTACCTAAGATTAGGAAGAATGCTAACTTCTTCTTAAAGAAGAAGACTAAAGTATTGGTTGATGGTAGATGGAAGGAAGTAGAGAAGACCATAGCTTATGGCCCTACACACACTGAAGTTAGTAGCTACCTAGCTAAAGTAGAGAAGTCTGCTATAGAGTCTGGTGGAAAGTTTGACAAAGAATTATACTCAATTAAAGCTGAAGGTCAAGTTGGTAAAGCTTGGGATGATGACACTATCCAAATTAATGGTGGACTTATTACTGGTAAACGCTCTAGTAGTGCTATTGAGTATGTAGGTGATGTTGAAGATGATGCTAACAGGGTTGATTCTATTAACTCATTACAGAAGTACTTCGCTATTACAGCAGATAGGGTGGCTATGGGTGAGTGGAGGATGGAAGCTAAAGCTAGGGTATTAAATGAGGCTGCATCTATACCACAGATTGGACCAGAAGTTAAACGTAATTGGGTAAGTGCTAGAGCATTAATATCTAATGCTGATATTGATGAAAGTATTAAGACTCAACTACTGGCATCATATGACCAAATAGAGCATTTATCAAGAGTGCCAACTAAAGGTGAGCAGTATATTAAAGGTTTATTTTCTAACATTGCTAAGAGGTTTGATAAAGGTGGCAGAACTTTAGGTGTTAAGAATACCAATATAGCTAAATTCATGTATGGTATTGATGACTCTAACCCTACAAACCTACTCAAATCTGCAACATATAACCTTACACTAGGGGCGTTCAACCTAGCACAGATTGCAGTGCAAGCCTCAGGTGCAACTGCTGCACTAAGCATTAGCCCTGTAAGTGCCTCTAAGTCATTACATAAATGGCTTATTGCTAGTGCTCTAGACCTATCTAGTAATGAGAGAATAGCTGGTAAAGTTATTGATACTATAGCATCTAAGATGGGTATTAAGGATGGTAGTCTTGTTAAGGACTATGATTTCTGGACTAGATCTGGAATGAAGGATAGCATCATTAATGCTAACTCAGATGCAGCTTCACTTTATAACAAACTTCCTTATGATGCTGGAGTTATAAGAAGAACTATGCACGGTATTGTAGAAGCTGGTCAAACTCCGTATAAGATTGGGGAACTGGCTAATATGCGCATCTCATTCTTTACAGCATTAGAGGACGTTAAGAAAGTTAAAGGTAGTGCATTTAAGTATACTGATAAAGATATGGCAGATGTGTTAGCTAGGTCTGAACAATTGAGATTCAATATGGGTAATGCTAATAAAGCAGCTTACCAAAAAGGTCTTATTGGTGTTGGTACACAGTTCAAACAAATCTATACAAAATATCTAGAAGCTATTGCTGGGGATTGGTTTACTAAGACTGAGAAGGCTCAATTGATAGGTGGGCAAGTAGTATTGTTTGGTAGTGCTGGTGCATCTATGTTTGGCGATGTGGGTGATTACCTGACAAAGACAATATATGGTGAGGAAGCTACATATGAACAAGCTACAGCTATCAAGAAGGGATTGGTAGGATGGGCTTTCAATGATGAACTTGGCATTAACTCACTACTATCTGAACGTCTTGCACTTTCTCCTAACCTAGCTAAAGAGTTTAAGAATATGTTAGGTAGTGAAGGTCAACCTTTGTCAGAGAGTGTAACTGGTGCGTCATTCAATACTATTACTAGGTCTGGGGAAATACTTTCAGATTTGTGGAATGGGGCTGTAAACACAATGTACAGTGATGATAAGCTATCCACTATAATGGCCACTGTAAGCTCTCTAGGACGCAGTATGGCCGATATGCCAGCAGGTAGTAGGAGTGTATTGGCTGCTATAGAACTTGCGGGTATTGACCCTATTATGAGACGCAGGGGTGGTAGTAGTGTTGATGTCGAAGGTCAAAACTTACAAACCATTCTAGCTAGGGCTGCTGGCTTCCAATTAGATACAATCAATGATGTGTATAAAGGTAAGGAAGCACTGTCAGATTTAACCAAGCATCGTAAAGCAATTGCTGAATCAACTATTAAGTTGATATTAGGTTTTGTACAAACAACAAGTAAAGAAGGTGCTAGTGAGGACGAAGTGTTGGCAGCTCAGAAAGCATTAGGTGTAAGGAAGCAGGTACTGTTCAACCGCTACCCTAAAGATGCACAAGCTATTTGGGATATGGTAAGTGAAAGGGTATTGGATGAAACTACTGTTGAGTCTAAAACAATAACTGATATTATTAATGCTCAGTACACTGACCTAGATAAAGGTGGACTAACTTCAAACACACTTGTTAGAAGTCATATTAAAAGTATTAAAGAAGGTGAATAATGGCAACGTTCCAACCAATATTAAGTCAAACAGGTGGTAGTAGTATTACTCCACAACAAGCATCAGTTGATGTAAACCCTGTAGTGCAATTCGCGTCTGCTGTAGCTCCAATGGCTGTAGAGGCAGGGTTTCAATATTCAGCATCACAAGAGCTTAAAAGTTTACAACAGAAATTCCAAACAATTGCTAATGCTCGTAGGCAAGGTGCCTCCATTGCAGAAACATCTGCCAGAGCTAGGAGTGAGTTGTCTAAGTCAATGGCTAGTGCTCCTTGGGCTGCTGATAGGGCTAAGGGCATGTTTGAAGCTGTATTTATGGGGGGCACTTCTGGTGGAACCGGGGGTGTATCTGGCCAGTTAGGGGGCGCTGGCCTCCTAACCCCTACAATGCAAGAGTCTAACCAAGCCAAGTATAGTGAAGAAGTTGATATGTTAGCTAGACGCTCTAACATTACAAATGAAGAGGCATCTAAACGCATTGCTGTTAGTAACCAAGCTGTAGCATTAAAAGAGCAAGCAGAGGTTAATAAGCATATCAAGGAAGGTAATTTTGATAGGTTCTATTCAGCGCTACAATCACAAATTGTTGATGCTAGAATTAATTTAAGTAATGACCTAATTAAACTTGTTAAAGATAGTGGCGGGAGTCTTGATGCTAACCAGACAAGGGAATATAAAACATCAATTAAAATGTTAAAGGATAGGCACAAGAGGGATTTGGATTCTAGCCTTAGGCTTAATGGCAACCTTACAATTGATGAGCAGCAGTATGAATCACTTATGGGTGACTTAGACTCTATGTACTCAGATTTAGATTCAATGGCCGATGACCATGAATACCTAAGTCTAATGAGTAGCATAAACGCAGAACAGAATGCTGAGTTCCTATTAACAGCATCTAAAGAGTTTACAGCCATAAGATTAGCTAACCAGTATGGTGGAAGTCAGTTCGCTGCTGACCTAGCTAAAGATTTGTACAACAGAAATACAGCAGACCAAGCAGCAATGGTAAGAGATAACCCAATCTATAAGGCACTGTTTGGTGATGGTAATGATGTTAAAACAAGCGCACAATCTGGCATGAAGAAGTTAATTATCGGCTTTGACCCTAGTACTAATGATAAAGATACAGCGTATAGCCCAAGGATGAATGAGAAAGAGGCTATCAGTGTACCATCATACCTACTTAGAAAAGATAGTGATATGTATAATGGGTATGTTGAAGGCGTGAACAAAGCAATTGATAATGGCACATACGACCAAAAATCAATGAATGAGCTAGTAGAACTTAACCCTGACGCTGCTGCTATAGGTTGGGGAGAGAAGTTTAAGCGCTATAGAGCTGCTAATAAAGATGCTTCTTTGAAAATCTCTGACAGCACACTTGAAGCTTCAACACTAGCGTTCTCAAAATCAATGCTATCTAAAGGGTTAGTTCCAGAGGATATTAGTATCAATGTTGTTAAGCGACCTAAAGTTCCATTGTATGGTGGTGGTTTGTTTAAGAAGGCGAGTACATCTGAGGACTTAGATATTGAAACTCCTTCACATATCACCATTAGTGACTTAGATAAGAAGCATATATTCAATATCTATAACACTTATAAAGCTAACCCAGAGAAGTTAGAGGACATGGCTAAACTACTTAAAGTAGATGTGTCACACATAACACCTGAAATGGCTACAGCTATAACAATTAACCAAGGCAGGATTGGGGCTGTATCTAAGAGTGGTGGTGAAGAGTTCTCTATGGCGGCTAGGCAATCAAGGGAGACTAACCCATTCCAAGTTGCTAAGAAAGGCTTGTATGATGAGATGGATAGACTTACACAGGAAGCTCTAAACGCGCAAGACTTAGAAACTAGGACTACAGCGTTAGAGGAGAGGGATAGGCTTAAGGAGATAGCTTACAATGGAAGTATTGTTGATATTATGAATGCTATCCCACCTAAGAAGATGCAAGTGGAGGGAGCACCTGAACAAGTAACTACTACAAGCAAAGAGGATGTAACTATGGGAGAAACCCAAGCAAAAAAGTCTAGTGAGTTCCACTCGTTCATATCTGAGAAGGAGGCTGGCCCTGCTGGATATGATTCTATCAACTATAAAGCTAAGAAGTATTTTTCTACAGGATTTAAACCAACTGAACATACAGTAGGTGAAGTTCTTGCAGAACAAAAGGCTGCTGTAGCTGGACAGAGGAAAGCTGGAATACCTACAGGTGATAGGTCATCTGCTGTTGGTCAATACCAAATAATCTACTCTACACTTAAACAAGCTGCTGAGAAGTTAGGTATTGGTATGGATGAACCATTCACATCAGAACTGCAGGATAAAATAGTAAGTGAATATCTACTTAAAGATAAACGCCCACAGATTGGGAAATTCTTAGAGTCTGATAGCCCTACACCACAACAAGAGAAGTCTGCTGTTAAGGCGCTACAAAATGAGTGGGAAGCATTTAGCAAGGTTGGCTATGATAAGACACTTGAAATACTTAACAGTATGAGGAAATAATATGTCAACTGGTGTAGTTTCTAATGTTATCGCTGCGTTAGCATTGTTGGGGAGCGGTACTGCTGCCTATATTGATATGTCTGGTGGACTAACCTCCACTAGAACTGAGTTATTTTCAGTGAAGAAGGAGGTAGAGAAATTAGGTAATGTAGTTACAGTTGATAGGGAGAAGATTATTAGGGTGGAAGAAGATGTTAAATCCCTTAATAATAACCTTCATGCACTGACTGTAGCAGTTAGTTCATTAGATGACAGTGTTAGGATTATGAATAATAACCTAATTAGACTGTCAACTAAAGAGGAGATGAGGAATGGTAAGTAAGTTTTTAACTGTATTTACTTTCCTTATTAACATTTATAATGAATGGAAATCTAGGAAAAGTAAGGTAGACACTAACAGTGTTATTGAAGGGCAGAAGAAGTATGCTAAAGAACTTTACAAAGCACATAAAAAGGAATGTGATAGCCTTAAGCGGATTGATTCTACTAACAGCATGTACGAGCGTGTCAAAGAGCTCAATAGAATCAGAAACAGCTAACAATATAAAACTACAAATACTTCTATGTAACTACGCTACAGAGTTGGAACTACCAGATGAAGTTCCTTACACGGAAGATATTAAAGAATTACATATATGGATAGGGAAGTCCTTATATGTTAACAAGAGGAATAGACTTCTGAGAGATAGTACATCAGAGTGTATAACTAAAGTATTAAATAAATATTAAGGGGAATAGTAATGGCAACATTAACTTCTATTATTGAGAAAGCTAAAGAGTTGGGTGAGGTAACTAAAGTAGCGTATGACGCTATTGTAGAGGTAGAAGATAA